CTGGGGCGTGATGCCGGTGCTGACCGAGAGCGTTGCCGCCCCCTTGAACCACAGGTCACCCGCGGTGGTCTGGTTCGAGCCCAGACCCACGTTGGTGATGGACTGCGATCCGGCCGTGCACTGGCCGAAACTGATGATGGCGTCGTTGTCGCAGACACCCGATGCCACGGTCCAGCCCGCCGTCGAGCGCGCGACTGATGCGCGACCCGTGCCGGAGTAGCCCGTGTACGTTGCTTCCGAGGTCGTCTGAGTGCCCGCCTCGCCCGGATCCGCCGTGTGCAGGCTGATCCAGACGACGCCGGCCGTCGTTGACCCACGCAGACCTGTCGCGTCGCCGATGTTGAGACCGCTGTTTGCGTTCTCGAAGATCAACGACAACAGTGCGTTCTCAAGTGCGTTCGTTGCTGACATGTCTTACCCCTTGATCTTTGCAGTGATCGTTTTGCCGTCTGCCGTCTTCATCTCGATCGTCTTGTTGCGCGGCTTCTTCAACTCGACGATCGCATCCGCCAGCTTGGCGGCCTGCTCTTTGCTGGCCTCGACGTCTGCCGAGACCTTCTGGACTGTCTCTGCCACGGCTTTGACCGAGTCCTGAGCGGCTTGTGCCGACTTCGAGGACTCCGCGCCCGCCTTGGCCACGCTCTCGACAGCGCTCGCCACACCTTCGAGTGTGGTCGCAACGCCGGACAGCGTGTTCATCACCTGCTGCTGAGCCAGTGCCTGCTGCTGCGCGATGTTCGCGAGCGCGGCAAGTGACTCTGCCAGCACGGCAAGTGTTGGGTCCGCGGCACCCGGTGCCGATGGGGAGGAGGTGGCTGCACCGGTTTGAACCGGGGCCGCGGACTGTTGGGGACTGGCAGGCAACCCATCGGCCCCCGGGAGGGAGAGAGGTGTTGAGGCACTTGGGATGCTGCCAGTCTGTAGGGCGGCCTCCAGCCCCGGGGTCTGTGCGACGCCCGAGGGGATGACCGGTGAGGAGGGAGCGGCGGGGCCAGCCATACCCGGTGCTGACGGGGCAGAGGGACCGACGGGCGCCACACCCGGAAGTGCTGTCTTCATCGCAGCCAGCTTCTCCTGCTGCTGCATCTGCGCAGTCTCGCCCGGCTGCATCGGGGTCGCCCCGGTGACAGCCTGCGCCTGCGACACGTTCTGCAGATCCATCGCAACGGCGGTGGCCGGCAGGGTCATGCGGATCTCGTCGGCCTCGGCATCGGCCTTGTTGGCGGCGGCCTCGTCCTTCGCGATCTTGGCTGCCAGCTCGCGCTTGGTCAGCGCATCCAGCTCGGCGGCCGCGGCTTGTTGCTCCGGCGACTGCACACCGTTCATCTGCGCTTGGATCTCGCGCAGGCGGGCCACGAAGGCTTCCTTGCCCGGGAAGTCGGCCAGATCCACCAGCATGTCGATCGTGCCGACCACCATCTGCGGGGCCACGGTGGCGATGCGCGTGAGCATGTCGCTCAGCGACTCGAACATGGCCTGCCGCATGGTCGCGCGGTAGTCCTGCTCGTCGACGATGAAGTCGGCCTTGGTCGCCGTGATGTCGTTCAGGAACCGGATGCTGCCGTCAGGCTGCAGCTCAGGCTGGTTGATCTTGACCCACTCGATCTGATCCTTGCTCTCGGTGAGTCGGATGACCTTGGGCAGGGCATAGAACTTCTCGGCGTTCGACAGCGCCTTCTGGCCGGACAGCGAGATGGCCAGACGGTAGTTGTCGAAGATGCCAGAGGTGGTCGTGGAGCCCTGCTCCTGACGCGCCTCGATCGCGAGCCCACTGGTCGCATTGGTCTTGCGGCCCAGCAGCTCGTCGGTGACGCCACTGCCGGACTGGATGAACTGACGGTTCAGCGCGATCTGCTCGTGCTGGCCTGTGATCTCGTTGTAGTCGCGCCGGATCTCGAAGCGCTTCTGTCCGTCCTTCATGACGAACACGCCGCTCGGGTTGCCGACGTTGTCGATCGCGTCCTGCAGCGTGTACTCGCCCTGCGAGTCGAACGCACCCAGCTCGGTGATGAGCTGGTTGACCGACAGCAGGAACAGCGACTTCGACATCCGCTTGTTCAGGTCTTCCTGCGGGTCGCGGATGTTGCGCACGAACCCGTACGGCATGTTGTCGCGGCCACGCACGAAGCAGACAACCGGCGTGAACGGGAAGTCGTTGTGCGCGAACGGGCTCTCGTAGTTCGAGAGGATGTCGTCTTCGGTGAAGAAGGCGCAGTGCATCCGCATCACGAGCTTCGGCAGGTGATCGGCCTCGCCGCGTTCGATCGACTGCGCTTGACCCTTGTTCGACGGGTTGTAGATCTCACCGTCGAAGGCGCCACCACGCACGACTTCCATCGTCGTGGGCTCGCGGTACCACGCCTCGTAGATCTTGACCCGCTTGCGGGTGTTGAAGCCGGCCCGGATCGCGGTCGAGATGGTCGAGCGGCGGCCGAAGTTCGTGGAGCGGTGGTCGGCAAGCTGCTCGCCGAGGTACCACATCTCCTGATCGTCCTTGTCGACGATGTCGTCGGCACCGGCAGCCGCCTTGCGCAGCGCTTCCTTCTTGTCCGGGAACATGGCCTCGGCCACGTCCAGATCGATGATGCGCCAGCGGAAGATGTACCGCATCGTGCGCGAGTCGAACTTCTTTCCGAACGAGTCGTGCAGCACGTTGCGCCACGACTCCCAGCCTGAGTACAGGATGTCCTGCGTGGCATCCTCGGACAGCGAGTCCTCGATCCACGACAGACCGCAGATCGCCGCCTCGGCGAACGCCTGCGAGCGCACGAAGGGCACCTTGTTGACGTCGGAGATGTACTTCATCACCTTCGTCTTGGTCTCGGCGCCAGCCTGATCGTCCTCTGTGCGAGGCAGCACGCGCCAGTCGACCTTGTTCTTCTTCTCGGTGCCGATGATCCAGTCGAGCGAGGTCTTGGTCTCGTTGAACACGAGCGGCGCTTGGCCACGATCGGACACGCTCTGCGCATCCTCCTCGCTCCACTGCAGGCCATCGTAGAAGTCCTGATCGATGGCCATCTGGTAGCGGTTCTCGCTCTGGCGATCGCGCTCCTGCTGCAGCCATGACTGCAGCTTGTTCAGCAACTCCTCGTCCCTCTCGCCCGCTACGGGCTCACGAAGGATGCGCTCCTCCTCATCGAGCGTCCCGGGGACGCCGACTTCCTTGCGTGAGCTGACGTACGAGTCGAGGGGCATCAGATGTCGCGTTCAACGATGGTCTGGCCATCTACCTTAAACGTGGCCTCGCCGGTTGGAGCGACCTTCTTTTGCAGGTGGTCGGGCTCGGGCGGCATGTCGCACAGCTCATCGAGCCCTTCGAGCAGGATGTCGGCGATCTTGCGGATGATGAACTGGTCGCCCTTGGCCCCGATCACCTCGGCCGCGCGCTCCGCCTTGCGGATCAACTCCTCGGCGTTGACGCCCTCGCCACCCGAGTCGGGCAGCACCAGCTCGTGGGCCGCGGACATGGGCAGCACGTAGGGCATGCCGCCCATCATCCGCATGCCGCGACTCAGCGGGTAGATGACCATCGAGGCTTCGCCCGCCACCCAGTGGTAGGCGAGCCCGATGTCACCCTTCGAGCGTACCCGCCATGCGGTGTCGCCACCGATGACGAGGCCGCTCATAGCTCGACTCGACCGGACTTGACCATGCCAGCGGTCAGTGGGTTCGTCTCAGCCCACGTGCTCTGTGACTTCTGCGCCGGGAAGTCGTCGCCCATGACCGCCTTCGGGAACTCGTCGCCCAGCCAGTACTTGTCGGCGGGGCCACGCTCGACCACGGTGTCGACGTGCTTCGGCAGCGGCCAGTTGACCGGGTCGCGACCGACCAGCGTGTCGTTCGGAGACTTCGCGCACATCGACATGGGCAGCCGCTTGCCGCACTTGTCGCAGTGGATGCCGTCGGTGTGGCGCGTCATCAGGCAGTCGTGCTCAGGCACGGGCACGTCCTGAGCCTGCTGCTTGCTCACCTCGCGCTCATCCTCGAACAGGTCGAGGTACTTCTTGTCCGGGAACCCCTCGGCCGCGAAGATCGTGCGGATCGCGGTCTCGAAGTGCGCGAGGTCGCCGTACCCGTAGACGGAGATCTCGCTCGTGTCGGGCGAGCCCAGCGTGTCGGTCTCGACCTTGATCGTGATGCGTGTGTTGCTGCTCATGCTGCCTCCCTTGGCGGCAGAGGATGCGTCCTGCGCATCTGCTCCACCTCGTCCGCGTCAAGCGGTGCGCTTGCTTGGTACACCGCCACCTGTTGCCTGCCGTACCAGAACTCGTACGTCAGGGCCTTCCCGTTGATGACCACCAGCCTCATGGCATCCTCCGCGGCTGGCGCACGGCAGAGATCACCTGCCACCCGTAGACGCCGCGGCTGGTCATCGCGTTCTCCACGTCGTACAGCGTGGCGGCGACCACGTCGACGACCTCGTAGTTCGACCCGTTCATGTAGGTCACAGTCCAGACGTTCATGCTGTCTTCCACCCCTTGTTGATCTTCAGCCTGTTCAGCCGCTTCCTCGTCACCGCGTAGCGCCGCATCATGTAGGCGTAGCGCGACGCGCTGATCACGTCGTCCCGCAGCTTCACGATCAGGCCATCCTTGCGGTGGTAGGTGCGGTGCTCCTCGATCCAGTAGCGGCAGGTGCGGAACACCTTCCACTTGCCGAGCTGCATCCGCTCCAACATCTGCATGATGCCAGCTTCCAGCCCGTTGGAGCCATCGGGGAACGTGGCCCGCTCGTCGAGCATGGCGAAGCCGCGGTCCTTGTACTGCTTGGCCAGCTCTTCGCCCGAGCCCTTGTCGTGCTGCAGCCCGTCATGTGGCCACGCCCACGGCAGCCAGTCGAGATCCCACGTGTCCAGCGCTTCACGCGCCATGATCGGGGTCAGCTCCTCCTTGCGGAAGTCGGCGGTGACGTAGAACACGTCCTTGTCTCGATCCCACGCGCAGCGGGCGGCGCCCCACGGGTGATCCCAGCCGAAGTCCATGCCGGCGAGCTGCACCCAGTGGTCCGGGATGTCGAACGGATCGCAGACGATCTCGTCCTCGCTGATCGGGAACACCTGACCCGAGCCCAGCACTGGCACGCCACGCGATCGGGCGGCGCGCAGGTGCGGCGGGGTCGAGTCCCACAGCTCCTGCTTGACCTTCGGGTCCAAGTGGGGCACGTCGTCCCACCCGGCCATCACGAGGTACTTCGAGCTGGTGACGGCGGGCATCAGTCCTCCCCTCCTGTGAGCAGCCAGAGCACGAACACGAGCAGAAGGATGACCACGAGCGGGTCAGTCACGGGGATCTCGATCTTCGGGATCACTCACCGAACTCCTTCTTCACGGCCTCGATGTACCCGGCCAGCATCTCAGGCGGCATGAACGCGAGCACCGTGTCGGTGGCGCCCTCCAGCGGCGTGAAGGTCAGCATGACCACGCCACCCACGGTCGCCGTCCGGATGGTGCACTCGTTGTAGATCTCCAGCGGCGGCTCCTCGTCGAGCAGGATCACGTGCTGCTCCGTCCCCTCGAAGCTCTTCCGCCCCTGCTGGTAGCTCTTCAGGCTCAGGATCGAGTGGTAGCCCGAGACGTGCTTGATCTCGACCGTGTCGATCATGTCCTGCACGCCCATCTTCCAGTTGATCCGGCCGATCGCGTCCCGCGGCACCAGCCCGGAGCCACGCACGGTCTTGTTGCCGTCCCGGAAGATGACCGGGCCGAACAGCTTCTTCTGCAGGATGTCCCGGGTGGTCTCGTTCGTGGTCCCGGCCGCCCACGCGCTGATCGGCTCCCGGAAGATCTTGCCCTCCCACCAGCGCGGGTACTGGCCAGTCAGGTGCCGGGTCAGCTCGTAGCCCCCGGCGCCCTCGGTCTTGCCGATCCGGTTGGCCGCCATGAAGCAGCGCTCCCGGTACTCCTTGCCAGCCCGGAAGAACTCAAGGTGCTTCGGGTACAGCTCGCGCCGGATCGGCCCCTCGTCGGGGTACATGCGCTCGATCCGGTTGGCGTCCATCAGGTCGGCCTTGGCCTCCAGCAGCTTCAGCAGCTCCCGCTTCTGGTCGAGCGAGAGCCCGTCGAGCGGGCCCTGCGCGCGTAGCGTCGCGGATGTGTCGGTCACCCCTGCCTTCCCGTCTCGCTCGTCTCGTACCACACCTCTACCCTACGGGTGATCAGCATCTCGCGTCCGCATCCGGAGCATGTCTGCTGGTAGCTGGTCGTCCCCCGCTCCAGCTCCTCCTCCTCGTCTGTGAAGTCTGTCCCCCCGCATCTGGGGCACTTGGGCATCTGGGTTCTCAGCATGG